CCAAACTCGAATAATATGAAGGCATGTTTGTCGTATATCCTGAATAATTCGTACCTGGTTGGAAAATATATGAGTCAAAGAATATTGGGCTACTTTCATTTGTAGAATATTGGTCATGTCTTGGTAATACTAATCCTGGTTGTATTGGGATGTTCAACTTGTATTTTGATGTTACTTGCACTGTTCCATATGGTTGTCCACATATTCTTGATATATCTACTGTTGTTGTTTGTCTTGTGCTGTTGGGATCGACACCTCTTTGTAATACAACAACACAAATCTCCTTGTTATCAGGAATTGCATAATATGGTCTTGTCGCATACATTGGTTGCCAAGTTTTAGCTCCACGTCCAAGACCTAAAAATCCTGTTTTTACGTGATGTTCTTCCCACAAATACATTGCACCTGCAATATATCTTTCATTCAAACTTCTTTGTCCCGTGAAAACTGGTGGATTCAAAGATGAAAAATTACTATAAGTCATCGCTGTGATAACTTGGAAATATTCACAATCAGACTTAACCTTTGAATACATTAAAAACTTAGGTTCCTGACATCTCGCGCTTGTTATTGCAACTCCTTCATAAGGTAATAAATCGTTTACACATACAGTACCTGTTATTGATGTGTTTCCGGAATGATATACACCATCACAATCGGTGTAATACCATTGTGTCCCTGTTTCCGCGGTCACTGTGGAAACCCAACAGTTTTGTATTGTATCCGCCGATTGATTGACAATATATTGTTGAGTTAATAATTGATCAGGGCTATCAGGATTAGCATAATTCACTGTGATTGCCTTAAGGTTCTTAGCATATCCTGTTGATGAAGAAAATCCTGAGAAATTAGTTTCAGCACCATTCACGTTTGGATCCAAAGAATTGAATGGGTTCTGGAATGTCATCACTCTTCCTGTCACAAAATTTTCCAATGCAACAGGATCACATAAAATTGTTACTGTATTGTCGTAATGATACTGTCCTGCATTAGCGGCAACATCTGATGCAACATATGTTCTAACTTGGTTGAACCCTCCCGAAGTATTAAAGTATTGGTTTTTAAGATTGAATAAATTAAGTCTTTCAGTCAAGGTCAAATCGAAAGAAGCTCTTGGTCTCTCCGCAAACCAAATTGTTGCAGGGGTTCTTTGTCCTACAATATTTTGGTTATTACCCGCAATAAGTCTCTGCACATCTGTTTGGTATACACTCGCAGGATTTTCAACAGTTTGTTTTCTACATGAAATATCTTGTTGTTCTAAGGTGAAATAAGTTGTATTATAATATTTGAACCAAGTATCATCAGTACAATATTGTTCGTCAAATACATTACCATAAGAAACAGGATTTGGTGAATCTGCCAACAATGTTAAAGATGTCGTTCTTAAAGATTCTTGAACGAACGCCTGAGCGTTTGCACTTGATTCAGGTGTTTCATTAGTACATGAACAAAGTTCACAATCAGGATATGTTATCGTTGGTAATGCAATATTCTTGAAAGGATCTCCTAAAGAATTAAAAATATCTCTGAACGATGGTGGTCTTGGACAATTGATGTTAACAAATGGAATGGCATCAACAATTTTACATAAAACAAACACAAAGGTTGCTAGAGTTCCATAAACAAAAGTGATTAAAATTTTCAATATCGGCCATAAGAATGCCAATATGTGAACCACAACCATTAATGGTATAAGTAACAACGTTATAAAACTAAAAAAGAAGTTGAAAAGAATAAAAATCAAATCGAAATTCTTAACCCCATCGTTCGTCGGAAACTTATTATTTGTCGAGTCACAAGTTGAATCTAATATTTCTTTTATTCCAATGAATCTTCCTCTGTTTGACCCATTATGATATCCGTCAATGAATTGTGATGGAGTGTAAACTCTATTGTATCCAAATTCATAAAAGGTATCCTGACAACTAATCGCTGTCGTTGGATCAGCATATTCGTTCCAATCCAAAGAAAAGGCGTAGGACTTTTGATATTGTTGATATGAAGTAGATGCTGAGGTTAAAATTGATGGGTCTAATGAAGCCGAACTCCAACCATATTCTCTCACATTCGGTAAAAGATAATATGCTCTTTTCACTTGCTCACCCATATCAGGAGATTGCTCCCACTTAACTTTGAACCTATATTTACCTTTTGTTGGTACACCGATAGTCGGATCTAAGGATATTGTTCTTTCACCAAATTCATTGGTTATGATGTAATCCAAATTCATTGGTAAATCTACTAGCCACGTACCATCTCCATCTATCACTTTAGCACCTCCATCAAATTCGTATTCTTCCAATACAGGTCGACCATTACTATCTTGTCCAATAGTTTGTCTAATCGCAAGAATTTCACCTGGTCCTGAAACTAAGTCACAGATATTTCCAGCTTCGGTCGATGGTCTACAATTCTTTCTTATAACTCTTCTGTCACTTGCAGAAATTATGGATCCCATGAATACCGCAGTAGGTTGGATATCAATGTTTGCATCGTCCCTTAAATCGAAGTCGACTCTATTGATTGCTAATTGACAAACTTCAGGTTGTCCCCAAAACGGTGACACACTTATATTTGCTTGAAGTGAAACGATTTGTGGTAATGATTGTAAGTCGGGTGAGGATTTAAAGTTATTTCCCGATAGTTGACTTTCTGTTGCAATTCCCATTCTTATCAAGTCTTGTGGAGTCAAACTAAACTCACCTATATCAGATAAATCACAATCCATGAACACTGTTTGGTCTCCTAATGGGACCCCCATGATCATGTAGTCACCACTATCATTAGTCTTTACTGTAAACTTATAGTATTTGTCATAAACAGTAACGACTGTTGGATTTGTTAAAGCATCATTTCTTGAAGGGAATGTCCCTGTTGCGGCGTGTTTTGAATAAGATTTTTCATATGGTAATAGATTGTATCTATACCCATCTTCATTCTTGTCATTAGTTGATTTGTAAGGATAAAGTGTTGAGATAATTTCGTTATTCTCATCTTCTTGTTCTAAAGGTACAAAAACAGATACTCTTACATTTGGTAATCCGAATCCTCCGTTAGCGGTAACACGACCAACAATAACACCATAGTCTGCACAGTTTCTTGTGTAGATATCATCACTTTGAATCTTCAAAGATAGAATCTCTAAGAAGTCGAACTCTTGATCTATCTGTACATTTATTGTTTGGTCAGACCCTACTTGTGTTTTAATTCTGTAAGAATTGGTCATTCATCTCTTTTTTGATAAATAGTTTAACCCCCATTTTCTAAGGAAATGTAAATGGGCGTACAATTTAATAATAACCTAATAAAATTGTAAATAAACTTAAGAGAACTGAACGTTCTGGAAGTTCTTAACTCTTACCTTAATATCTTTCTGAGGATATCTGATTTGGTAAACTTGATTTGGTTGTGCAAATATTGTGTCATCAACAGGTCTGATTTGTTTTGTAACGTCATCAGAATAAGCCATTGATGTTTGGAATGATGAATATTGTCCTCCAACTTCATTGAATACATTAATACCTGTAACAGTAATAACTCCGTTTTCATCTTGAATCAAACTATTCAATTCGGACAAATAAATGTTCTGTCCAAGTTGTCTTGTTTGTGGATTCATGAATGTTGTCAACTTATTGATAATATTTGTAATAACTTGTCCTTGGTTCTGTGTTGCATCTAATACAACTGAAACTTCAAAACTAAGATCAATAACTTCAGCAGTTTCGATTGAAACATAGTCATTCATCATTCTATAGTTTGATAAATAATTTGCCAAGTTTTGTTTCAAAGTGTTTGACACTATTGATGTTAAGTTACCTGAAGTATCATATGATAAAATTTGAACTTGAATCTTATTGTTGTTTTCAGTTATCGCAACTTTTGCAGGTGCACCAAACTGAGATGGCATCTTTCTAATAATAGCTTCGTAGTCATTAACTGTCACCGCTCTATTTTGTGATGAGAAGTTAAAAGCAACATAGTTTCTTGTTTCTTCTACTGTTGGTTGTCCCGCCCCACCAATAGCGGCTGTCACGTTGTTACATCTCAAAGATCCAACAACTTGTTGGTTAATATTTTCAGAGGGACCGTTAACGAAGAATGTAACTGTACCGATTTGATTAATTACATTAGTTCCTAAGTTAGTTGATAATCCTCCACCCGTTCTATATTGAATGAACAATGTTGTGTTAGCTCTTAAGGCAGATCCTAATGACATGTTGTTTTGATACAATTGTAAGTTCAAAGGAACTCCAAGGGTTGTGAATTGGTCTAAAGCATCTTGTGATGTGTTTGTTCCTCCACCAAAAGTCATTTTCAAAAATCCTTCAGGTGTATATTCAGTAATGAATCTATCTTGTGTTTGAATATATCTACCTACTTTAATACCTGGCTGATCCGATACTTTTGTTGGGTCTTCAATGAATATTCTATCTTCAGCTAAAGCGTCAACTTCATACCATCTGTTTTGTAATCCTAAGAATTCATTAACCGTTGGTACTGTTGTGTAACTTGTACCATCTTTTAATAAAACACTTGTAACACCTAAAACGTTTTTTTCAGGTAGGAATATTTCTAAGAATGGTCTTACATCACTTGGACTTATAACTCTTTTGAAAACTTTAGTTAATCCATTAACAACAACCTCTCTCTTTGTAATTGTATAGTTTACCAATCGATTACTTGAATCGAAGTTTGGCACCTTTAATCTATTTGGAAATCCTTGTGAATTATATGGTGAAGCAAAATCAATATCTTCAACGTTTTCAAAAACTTGTCCTGCACCTAAAACTTGAGAACCTCTTCTAAGTTGTCCCAAATATCTTTCATCTTCTTTATCTCCAAAGGCTGGAACTGTTATTGAAAAATCAACAAGAGCTACGGATGGTCTTTGTCCTGGTAGTTTCAATCCGTATGTTCTGGCAATGTTGTAGACAGAAGATCTTTGTTGTGCGTATTGTAACACAGTTTCTTGTATACTTCTATCAATGTGGTAATGTAAGTTGTCGGCTACCGCAGCATTTAAATCCAAAAATACTGAGAACACCGAAGCGTCGTTGAAGTTTTGAATTAGTTCAGGATAGTAAGTACGAACGTACTGTATAAGTTCGGATCTTATTCCCTCGAAGTCTCTGGTTGTATATGATATCTTACGATTAGCCATTTATCTTAAATATTGATTATTACAAAATCACTTGTCGCGAAAGTACTATCTTGAACAGAATATTCAATTTTTACTTTTGCAGTGTATTCTGCAGTTCCTTTCCCTGGATATCTATAAACAGGTGAGGGTTGATCGACAGAAGCAAATTCGTCAGTTGCTTCCTCTGTTGGGTCTAGTGGTTCAATTGTTATTTTATCTAACAAAAGATTTGGAATATATTTTTCTACGTTTGCTCTTATATCAGATTCGATAGCATCAAATGTTAAACCATCCATTGGTTCAAATATGAATTCATATAATCTTGTTCCAAAGTCAGGTAAGAAATATCTTGACCCCTTTCTTGTTAAAAGAAGATTAATTAAATCCGCTCTGATTTCTTGGTTTGCAGTATTAGTCAATTCCAAATAGTCTCCTGTTAAAGAATTTCTAAATGGAAAATTTATACCATATGTTGTACCGTCACCCATATGTTATAAATATACTTGGATTATTTTTCAATTAAAGTAGTATTTCCTTTTACCGCCTTAGGAATATAAGGACAATGTCTACAACCATTACCACAACAATACCCTCTACGAATATGATATTGTTCGGTCATAACTTTTCTTCCGTTTTCTTCATAAAAATCAGAAGGGAGAAGTTTTGGCTTCTCCCCTTGATTTACGTTATTTGTATTTTCCATTACGCCATTACTATTTCACAAGCTCCACCAGCACAAGCAACTTCACCTGATAGATCTGTGTTATCGTCAATCTCTACAATTTTTGAAAGGTCAACGTCTTTAAGAGTTTCCATCAACTCTTCATATTTTTCTTCTGTACAATCTTCGAATGGTGCTTGAATATAAGTTCCTCCATCGTAAGGTAAAACTGAAAGCCCATTGTAATGGTCTCTGTTTTCCCACATCCACTCTCCAACTGCAGGCCACTCGTGTTCTCTGATTGATATTGTAGCAGATACGTTGTGAGTGTTACTTCCTGTTCTGTGTCCACCTTTAACCCACTCGAGATGTACTTTTTTTACTCTCTCTAATAATTGAATTGGAGATTCGTTTCTAAGTATTGATCCTTCAGGAGCTCTTTGTGGAATACCGATAACAGCTGTGTCATGTGGTCTAAAGTATTCATCTTCAACTAATTCAGGATGATTTTCTTTTAAGTAAGCATATATTGATTCATTCTTACCTACTCTAACTCTTCTGATATAATATTCATTATGCCAAGCGTGAATGCCCGATGATGTACCAAGAGTTAATGATGTAGTTCCTGCTGGTTTAACCGTAGTACATCTTGCCGCTTTGTTGATTTCTAATATACTCGCAACTCTTTCGTTTTCTTCTTTAACAACCTTAGCAGCTGCCTTCATGTTTAATCCAAGAACAGCACCTGATCCGATACCTGTCATTGAGATTCCAACTAATGCATCTTTCTCAGTCGTTCTTTGCCATACTGGTCTTAGATAGTGGAAGTCAGTGTATCCTGCTTGAAGTGTTCCGATGAACGCCGCCGCCTTTACTCTTGATTCGTAGTCTTCTTGTGATACAACGTTAGATACGTTCACTTCTGTAAGGTTACAGAATTGGAATGGTCTAAGTGCAATTTCACAACAAGGGTTTGTTCCCCAATCTTTATCGTTTGATAAGTAGATACCAGGTTCACCTGATCCACTCGCCTCAATTCTTTTCCATAGATCCATAAAGTATTC